GTGGACATTGGGAACCAAGCAAAATTGTATACGAAACAGTAAGGCTAGGATCACGTGGACCTACAGTACGAGCAGTACAAGAAGAATTAGAGATTGGTGCGGACGGAATATTTGGACGTGGCACTGAAGCCCATGTCAAGGCTTGGCAGGAAGAAAACGGACTTACACCAGATGGTATCATGGGTCCAAAAAGTTTAGCAATGCTATTTGGAGAGGATTGATATGGATATAGATCATTATGTAATGAAGTATAAAGAACACGAAGAAGCAAGAACTTCAACTAATGATCGAAACAAATATTGGAGAGAGTACAATGAATTGGTTAAAAAACAGACTAAGAGAAAGAACCAGCTGGGATGGAGCGATGCTGATAGCGGTTGGTTTAGTGATGCTAATGGCACCAGTTGATCTGGTTGCATGGGCAGCAATTGCATGGGGTGCATGGACTATTTGGAAAGCTGAATAGTATGTGGGATATGATACAAAACATGGCGAGTGATCGCACATGGATTTATACAAGTATTGCTGGTAGTATTGCAGGCGCAATGGTACTGGCATACTTGAGTACTACAAGATTGGGTCTTTGGGGTTATGCTAAGTTTGACCGTATGGTAGATTACTTAGTAGAACGATGGGGACTTACTTGGTTAGAACAACCAGAAGATGCTTGGCGTAAAAAATATCCTAAGATTACAGCAAAGATAGACAGCATTGAAAAACGTCTTGAAGAACTAGAAAAGCGTTGACAAAACGCTTTTTTTGTCTTATATTCACAACATATAAACTTTAATAGGAGGTAGCGTATGCCTACACGGTCTTTCAGTGATTCTGAAATCACAAAACTTAAACAAATTATTAACGAAGGTATTCAAGTAACAAGTGAAGTGGAAACATTAAAAGGTGGATTGTCTGATACTGTAAAAGCAGTTGCAGAAGAACTAGATATGAAACCAGCAACAATTAATAAAGCTATTCGCATTGCTTATAAGCAAGAATTTGCTAAAGTACAAGAAGGCTTCAGTCAAGTAGAAGAAGTATTGGCAGCAGTCGGGAAAGATCACTAATGCTAGATCTCAATGTCATTGAGGTTCAACATTACACAGACAAACTCTTTAGGATTAGAACAGAGCGTCCTCGCAGTTATAGATTTACTGCGGGGGAGTTTGTCATGATAGGATTGGACAATACTCCCAGTCGTGCATACAGTATTACTAGTGGTCCATATGATGACTACTTAGAGTTCTACAGTATTAAAGTACAAGATGGTCCGCTAACAAGTAAACTGCAACACATTAAGGTGGGCGATACACTTAAAGTAGGCGAGAAACCTACAGGTACACTTATACTTGCCAATCTAGAACTAGGTGGACACTTGGTAATGATGGCTAGTGGTACAGGTATTGCACCATTTATTAGCCTTTTACGTGAACCAGAAACATATGACTTGTTTGAAAACATCACTGTAACATGGACTACTAGAACACATGCAGAACAAGATTGCTATCGTGACTTCTTGAATGAAATGCCTATTGAATATATTAGCACAGTAACACAAGAGACTGCGGAACTACAAGGTCGTATACAAAAGTTTATGGCGGACGGCACTGTTAAGATTGACAATCCTGAGTATCAACGTATAATGTTATGTGGAAGTATGGACTTTAACAACGACTTAAAAGAACACTTCACTGCACTAGGCTTCAGCGAAGGTAACAAACGTACACAAGGTACATTTGTACAAGAAAAGGCATTTGTTAGTTAATGTATGTAGACGCACACTTTGATAGAGATAGAGATATTATACACATAGCAGAACGTGTAAATGGTCGACGTGAGTACCGTGAATATCCTGCAAACTATAGTTTTTATTATAAAGACTCTAAAGGTAAATTTGAAAGTATCTTTGGAGACAAACTTTCACGTTTTAGCACAACAAACGGTAAGGCGTTTAAGAAAGAGAAAAAACTATACAGTGGACAACAGCTATTTGAAAGTGATGTTAACAGTGTTTTTAAATGTCTAGCTGATAATTATCTAGGTAAAGAGCCTCCCAAACTAAACACTGCATTTTTCGATATTGAGGTTGACTTTGACAAAGACAAAGGATTTGCTGATCCCAGTGATCCCTTCAATCCTGTTACTGCTATTGCAGTACATCTTAGTTGGCTTGAACGTACAATTTGTCTTGTGTGTAAGCCTAAAACATTAACACGTGAAACAGCACAAGAGATTTGTCAGAAGTTTCCAGACACACTCCTTATGGAAAGTGAACGTGAACTACTACAAACATTTTTGGACTTGATTGACGATGCTGATGTAATGAGTGGCTGGAACAGCGAAGGATTCGATATTCCATACATGGTTAACCGTGTTGCACGTGTACTTGGTAAAGAGAACACTAGACGTTTTTGTTTGTGGCATCAATATCCCAAACGCCGTGAGTTTGAACGTTACGGCAAAGCACAAGAAACATTTGATACAATTGGACGTTTGCATTTGGATTACATGCAACTGTATATCAAATATACATATCATGAAATGCATTCATACAGTTTAGATGCAATTGGTGAATATGAACTTGATGAACGTAAAATTGCATACCAAGGCACATTGGATCAGTTGTACAACAATGACTTCTACACGTTTATTGACTATAACAGACAGGACGTTGATCTACTTGTTAAATTAGACAAGAAGCTACAGTTTATTGATCTTGCAAACGTTATTGCACATGACAATACAGTTCTTGTACAAACAACAATGGGTGCGGTTGCTGTTACAGACCAAGCCATTATTAATGAAGCGCATCATCGTGGATTAATTGTTCCAGACAAACAACACGACAAAGTGCAAAATCATTATCCTAAATCAGTTGCTGCGGCTGGGGCATATGTTGCTACACCCAAGCAAGGTTATCATGAATGGATTGGTAGTATGGACTTGAACAGTCTGTATCCTAGTATTCTGCGCAGTCTTAATTTGAGTACAGAAACAATTGTAGGGCAAGTTAGACATACGCATACTGTACCTATGCTAGATGAGTTTAAATGGGAACCAGCAAGGGCTTGGGAAGGCAAGTTTGCTTGTCCAGAATATGAACTTGTTATGAACAAAGACACAAATGTACAGTTGTATATTGACTTTGAAAACGGCGAAGAATTAATGGCAACTGGTGCGCAGATTTATCAGATCATTTTTGAAAGCGGCCAGCCCTGGGCATTTAGTAGTAATGCTACTATCATTAAACAGGATACTAAAGGTATTATTCCTGGTTTGCTAGAGCGTTGGTATGCAGAACGTAAAGTGCTGCAAAAGAACGCCAAAGATGCAAAAGGTGTAGATGACGAAAAGTTTACATACTGGGACAAACGACAGCTAGTTAAAAAGATTAACTTGAACAGTTTGTATGGTGCACTTCTCAATCCAGGCAGTAGATTCAATGATCCACGCATGGGCCAAAGTACAACATTAACAGGAAGAACTATTGCTAGACATATGGGAGCAAAAGTCAATGAATTATTTACTGGAGAATATAACCATGTTGGAACTAGTATTATTTACGGCGATACTGATTCTGTATATTTTAGTGCTTATCCTGTATTTAAAGCTCAAATAGAATCTGGAGAAATTGACTGGAATAAAGATACTGTTACAGCAATATACGACGAAGTATGCGAACAAGCAAACGTAACTTTTCCTGATTATATGGCACAAGCGCACAACGTACTTAATCGTGAGCAAGGTGAAATTATTGCAGCGGGTCGTGAAGTTTGTGCAAGTGCAGGCATCTTTATTAAGAAAAAACGCTATGCAATTCTTGTGTATGACAACGAAGGCTTTAGAGAAGACCAAGGCGATAAACCAGGCAAAGTAAAAGCAATGGGATTGGATCTTAAACGTAGTGATACTCCTCCGTTTATGCAAGACTTCTTAAATGAGCTACTGCTTAAAACACTAACAGGAACAAGTAATGATGAATTAATTAATCGTATTATTGAATTCCGTAGAGAGTTTCGTGAAATGGATCCTTGGGAAATTGGTACACCAAAGCGTGTTAACAAACTTACGTACTATTCAGGACTAGAGTGGGACAAGGATGTATACAAAGGCAAAGCAAACATGCCCGGACACGTTAGAGCAGCTATTAACTTTAATAGACTACGTAAATTAAACAGTGACAAGTTTAGTTTAGAAATTGTAGATGGTATGAAAACTATTGTATGTAAACTAAAGCCAAATCCAATGGGGTTTACAAGTATTGGATATCCAACAGATGAAACAAGGCTTCCTGAATGGTTTAAAGAAATGCCTTTTGATACTGATACAATGGAAGAAACTATTATTACTAAAAAAATTGAGAACTTGTTGGGAGTTCTTGATATTGACTTGTCTAAAGCAGAAGACAAGACGACTTTTGAAAGTTTATTTGATTTTGGATGAGACGTTTAGATTTACACGGAAAACATGTACATGAAGCATGGAAAGCTGTTGACAGGTTTCTAGAAAGATGCTATTATGATAATTATAAATCTTGTGAAATTATCTGCGGGCAAGGTCTTATACGCAACGAAATAGAAACCTGGTTACATTTAAGTAGGTTTGTTCGTAGTTACAGATTTAACACTCGTACACAAGGCAGCTATAACGTACAGTTAATAAAAAGGAAACACACATGAGAGATTATCTACTCGACATCGTCAAACACACAAGAGGTGTTGGCAACATCGATGCAGTAAAAGTAACAGATGGCACAACTGTTGAAGCAAAAGATGATGACAATAAAGTTATTGTCAAAGCAACGTATAAAAGTGCTAGTTCAGAACTAACAGGGACACTTGGTTTACCTAATTTGGATAAATTAAATGTTATCCTTAATATTCCAGAGTATGTAGAAGATGCTAATATTACTGTGGAAAAGCGTGAGCGTAACGGAGAAAATGTGCCGTTTAGTATGCACTTTGAAAACAAAGAAGGAGATTTTAAAAACGATTTCCGGTTTATGAGTAAGGAATTAGTGCAACAGCGTATTCCAGAAGTACGATTTAAAGGTGCGACTTGGAATGTTGAAGTTGAACCACACATTGCAAGTGTGCAGCGTTTTAAGTTTCAGTCACAAGCTAATAGTGAAGAGAGTGTGTTTATTGCAAAAACTGAAGAAGGTAATTTAAAGTTTTATTTTGGTGATGACAGTGGTCACACTGGTAACTTTATATTCCAACCACAAGTTGATGGCGAGTTAAAACAAAGTTGGAAATACCCAATTGCTGAAGTTATGAGTGTTCTTAATCTTAATGGAGATAAGAAAATCAGGTTTAGTGATATGGGTGCACTACAAATTGATGTAGACAATGGCGTTGCTGTCTACGAGTATATTTTTCCTGCTCAGAGTTAATTATGAGAGTAGGATTTACTGCAAGTGTTTTCGATTTACTTCACGCAGGTCATATTATGATGTTGCGTGAAGCTCGAGAACAATGTGATTATTTGATTGTTGGATTACAAACTGATCCATCAATTGACAGACCTGGAGAAAAGAATAAGCCAGTACAAAGTTTAGTTGAACGTTATGCACAACTAAGTGCAGTTGAGTATGTAGATGAAATTATCCCATATGAAACTGAACAAGATTTAAAAGATATACTTGAAATGTATCGTATAGATGTACGTATACTAGGTGAAGAATATCGTGAAAAGGACTTTACAGGCAAAGATATTTGTCGTAAACGTGGTATTGAATTTCATTTTAACAAACGTGATCATAAATTTAGTACTACAGATTTAAGAGAACGAGTTGCAAATGCCCCGCACAAAAACAGAACTGTTGAAAAGTTTGGAAAATAAGCATAGAATGCTTGACAAAGAAATAGAACAGTTGTATAAACATACTAATGCAGAACTAAGTGTTAAGTCACTTAAGAAGCAGAAACTTAAACTTAAAGAGCAAATCGAAGCCATTAAAAAGGAGTTACCAAATGGTTAAAAAAATTCGAGTAATCGAAGAACCCTCAATTGACGAAATTACTGAAGAAGAGTTTCGTAAAAACATTATGGAACTTGCAAAGTCTGCAGATTGGAAACTTTGGGAACTTTTGCAAACAATGCAGCGTCTAGAGAAAAAGTTATCTACAGTATCAGTAGATGATGACGATTGATGCAAGAACGTTATTACGAATATATGCTTCGGCGTATGCGTGAGGAAGATAACAAAATGAAAAAAACAAGCACAAGTATTTGGGTTACGTTTAGTAAAGAAGGATTACACAAGTATCCTGCAGCGTTAGATGATCCCAATCTTGCAACAGGTGACGAATATGACGTTAGCTTTTTAGGCTATATTCATCGTCACATGTTTCACTTTAAAGTTGAGATTGAAGTGTTCCACGACGATCGAGACATTGAATTTATCCAGTTTAAACGCTGGTTAGAAAAACTTTATGCAGAAAATACTCTGCAACTTGACTTTAAATCCTGTGAGATGATTTGTGATGATCTTGCAGATGCTATTAACAACAAATATCCTGGTCGCAAAATGACAATCACTGTAAGCGAGGATAATGAAAATGGAGCAACGTGCAGCTATGGCTGATATTCGTGAATTGCGCCAAGGGCGTGTAAGTGTTAACGACATCAAATGGGATCTTATTAAGATTATTGAACCATATGATGGTATTTTGGCAACAAACAAAGGTAGTGAAGAAATAATTCGCAATTTGTTTGAAAAATATCTTAGTGACCTCAAATACTGTGGTCTTATTAACGAATTCTATGTAAATGCAAGTATTCGTCAAAGTGCAATCACATATGATGTGTCTGTAAAACTAAGTGAAGATCGTAGCATGAAAAAATTAAAAATTCATGTAGGTGTGTATCAAGCAAAAGCAGCATAGTGCTCTTTAAGGAAAACTATGACAGCAACAACAGTAAATCTAACAGAACGTAATAAAGACTATTCAGTATTCCTGCCTAGTATTAGTACGTTTTACAATAACTACATTGCAAAGCAAAGGAATAATCCTGAGCATGTAGTAAAAGAACGTGTTCCTACAGGCTTTGAAAATGGTATTGAGGGCATGAACTTCCTCAACACAGAGCAAGCATACTTTCCATATAAATGGGGGTTGTATAGTGCAGGACATGCACAACTTAATCTAGACAAAGCAGATAAAGATGATGCAATGATACAACAGCGTGATCGAAAAGATACGTTTATGTTGTGTGATAGTGGCGGCTTCCAAATTATTAAAGGTGTTATCCAATGTGATTGGGCTAACTTTAAAACTGATGACAGTTTACGTCAAAAGATTTTAAATTGGCTAGAACATACTGGAGACTATTCAATGATCCTGGATATTCCAACACTAGCAGCAGATCCTACATTTACTGAGCGTACTGGTATCACTAGTTTTAATCAGTGTCTAGAGTTTACAGACTTTAACGTAGAGTGGTTTAAGCGCAATCGTAAGTATCAAACAAAGTACTTAAATGTTATGCAGGGCCGTAACTGGGCAGAAGCAGAATACTGGTACGAAAATATGAAGCATCATGACCTAGAAGGATTTGCGTTTGGTGGTAGTGCTAAAAATGATATTAATATCGTACTACGTACACTAATTAAGATGCGTGATGACAAGCAATTAGAACGTGGGAAACGTGACTTACTTCATTATCTAGGTATTGGACGTCTTGAATGGGCGGCAGCATATACAGCAATTAAACGTGCATTGCGTGAGCATGTAAATGAAGATATTGAAGTAATGTTTGACTGTGCAAGTCCTTTCCTTGCAACTGCTAACGGTACAATGTACACTCAACACGTACATAAGGCTGACCGCTTTGGATATGTAATGGATAAAGCAATGGACGACAAGCGTCTTGCAGGCAGTAAGCAAGCATTTCCATTTGGAAGTCCAATTGGTGAACGTCTAACACTTGGCGACATTTGTCATTACGCACCTGGTATGCTTAACAAAGTTGGTAAAGAAGGTAAAACTAGTTGGGACAGTTTTAGCTATATGCTACTAATGTCGCACAATGTTTATCAGCATATTGAAAGTGTTCAACGTGCAAACGCATTAACTGATATGGTAAATGCAACTGTAGATACAAACTATAAGCAATGGCGTAAACTTAAAGCCAACAGCAAAGATGAGCAGTTTAGTCCATATGTTCCACGTAATGTTATATACATGACACAATTTATTGATCAGCTATTCCGCAGCGAAACGCCAATGACAATGTTGGATGAAGCTGCAGACATGCTTGCTAACTTTAGTGGACAAAAAACTGGACAGACGTCAAGTATGGCAACATTTGGAAACTTGTTTGATGTTGAAGATCCTATTTCACTTGAAACTGATGAAATGACACAAGAGCAAGAAGAAGCAGCGGAAGAATTCTTAGAAGCATTGGAGACTTAAATGAACCGTGTTGTAGTAGTAAGCGGTGGATTTGATCCTATACACAGTGGACATATTGCAATGTTTAAAGCAGCCAAGGCGTTGGGAGACGTCTTGGTTGTTGCATTAAACAGTGATGAATGGCTAACTCGTAAAAAAGGCCGTCCGTTTATGCCTTGGATTGAACGTGCAGGTGTTATTGATGCTATGAGTGTTGTTGATGAAGTCGTTGCATTTAACGATGATGACGACACTGCATGTGATGCACTAGTTCAAACTCTGGACAAATGGCAAGGAAGTGACATTATTTTTGCAAATGGCGGTGATCGTGGCAAAGATAACATTCCAGAAATGAGTTTGACAGATTCACGTTTATCGTTTATATTCAGTGTAGGTGGTGATGACAAGCGGAATTCAAGTAGTTGGATTCTTAAAGAGTGGAGTCAACCTACTACACACCGTGCTTGGGGCAGTTATACAGTATTGCATAAAGGCCCTGGTTGGCAAGTAAAAGAGCTTGCTTTTGGTACAGATACTCCACTTAGTGATCAGCGTCATTTTATTCGCAGTGAACACTGGCATGTAATTGAAGGCACAATTCGTATGGACTTGGAATTTGCAAATGGTGATCGGGAAAGCAAAACTTATGGTCCTGGTGATAGTATTGACATTCCAGTGTTAACATGGCATAAAGCACACAATGTAGGTAACACCACAGCTAAAGTAATTGAAGTTTGGATGGGTACTAAACTTACAGAAGATGATATTGAAAGAAGAGATTGATGAATACTATTTGGATTATTCCAATTGAACCTATTGACCAGCGTTATACTAAACAGTGGTATGATAACATTCCTGTTGTACTTGAAAACGCTATTCAAGAACGTGAACTTAACTATCAAGTTGTAACTATTGATGGAGAAGACTTTGCACCAGAGCAACGTACTGAAGGTGCGTTTTTAGACTTTGGTGCAACTAATGTTTACAAAGCAACACAAACAGCAGAAGTTAGCAAGTTGTTTAGTAACGGTAAAGTTAAGCCTGGTGATAAGTTTTTAGTAACTGATGCTTGGAACTTTATTATTACTCCTATTCGTTACATGAGCGACTTATTGGATATTCCAGTAGAAATTCATGGCATTTGGCATGCTGGTGCATATGATCCTACAGACATTTTAGGTTATAAAATGCGAAAGGATTGGCCACATCATGTAGAACGTAGTTGGTTCCATGCATGTGATTACAATTACTATGCAACTGACTTTCATAAAGACATGTTCTTGCGTAACTTAAATATACCACAAGGTAATTATGATAAGGCTATACGCAGTGGACAACCACATGAACTGATTGTTAATAATTTACGTACACTAGCAGGTATGCCTAAAGAAAAGCGTATTATGTGGCCGCATCGTTACAATGCAGACAAACAACCTGAGATTGCTGAAAACTTAGCTGAAAACTATAACATGGTTATCACACAAAATATGAATCTCAGTAAAAAAGAATACTACCAAACACTGGCAGGTAGTGTTGCTATCTTTAGTTGTGCTCTACATGAAAACCTGGGCATTAGTGTAATGGAAGCTGTACTAACAGGAGCCATTCCTATTGTTCCAGACCGTGCCAGTTATTCAGAAATGTATTTAGATGTATTTAAGTATCCAAGTGAATGGACTGAAAATTACGATGCGTTTTTAAAGCATCGTGATGAACTAACAGCGTTCATTGACGAAAAGATTGACAATGCGGAAAAATATATTAGTATTGTATCAGAACAACAGCAGATTTTAATTAACAATTATCTAAATAGTACTGTTATGATCGACAACATTTTAAAGTAAAGGAACTTAGTGCATGAGAAATACTTCCGAAATTCTAAAAGCCCGCTTACAAGATGCGGGTATACGTTACTGGGCTGGTGATAACATCAGTGAAGTAATGCAAAAAGGCGACAAAGAAGGCCTTATTGAAGAGCTTACACCTAAATTCGAGGCTGTTATTGACAGTCTTGTAATTGACAGACATACAGACCCAAACAGCATGGACACAGGCAGACGTTTGGCAAAAATGTATGTAAACGAAATTATGGCTGGGCGTTATGACGCTCGTCCTAATGCAACAGCATTTCCAAATGACAGTGAAGACCGTTACAAGGGTATGCTTGTTGTACGAAGCGAACTACGCAGTGTGTGTTCGCACCATCATCAGCCTGTAAATGGTGTTGCTTATATTGGCATCATTGCAGCTGAAAAACTTATCGGGCTATCAAAGTATACACGCATAGCACAATGGTGTGCAAGACGTGGCACATTGCAAGAAGAACTTGCAAATGATATTGCTCGTGAGATTATGGCAGCAACAGGAAGTAAAAATGTTGCTGTTTATATTCAAGCAACACATGGTTGTTGTGAGAATAGAGGTATTATGGCACACAGTAGTCTTACACAAACTACTGTACTGGAAGGTAGTTTTCATACTGATCCAGGCTGTAAAAAAGAATTCTTTGACAATATTAAATTACAACAAGAATTCGCACCTAGATAAAATAACATAGGGAGAAACATATGTTAGAAAAACTTTTTGGGTTGTCTGCCGCCGGAACTAATGTTCGTACAGAAGTTATGGCCGGTTTGGCAACTTTCCTTACAATGGCTTACATCACAGTAGTAAATCCAGCTATTCTTTCAACTGAAGGTAGTGGCATGGCATTTGGTGCTGTATTTACTGCAACTATTTTAGCTGCAGTTGTAGGTACATTGATTATGGGGCTATGGGCCAATTGGCCAGTAGCACTTGCACCAGGTATGGGACTTAATGCGTTCTTTACATTTGGTGTTATCTTTGGTATGGGATATACATATCAGCAAGCACTAGCGGCTGTGTTTGTAGCAGGCCTAGTGTTCATTGCACTAAGTGTAACGCCAGCACGTAAATATATCATTAATAGCATTCCACGAAGTATGAAACTTGGTGTCGGCGCAGGTATTGGCCTGTTTCTTGCTATTATTGGTTTAAAAAATGCGGGTGTGGTAGTTGATAATCCAGCAACACTTGTAGGTCTTGGAGATGTCACAAGTTGGCCGGTAATTTTAACTGGTTTAGGTTTTGCTATTATGGCAATTCTGGACAAACGAAAAGTACCAGGTGCTATTATTATTGGTATCCTTGCAGTGTCTGTAATTGCTTGGGTAACTGGATTAGCAAGTCTAGACGGGCTTGCAGGTGCGATTCCAAGTCCTGAACATGCATTTAGTTTAGACTTTAGCATGTTACTAACAGCAGGATTTATTGGTACTGCGTTTGCATTCTTGTTTGTTGACTTTTTTGATACAGCAGGCACACTAACAAGTGTTGCTAACTTAACAGGAAAAGTTAACGATAATGGTGAAGTAGAGCAAATTGATCGTGCACTATTAGCAGATTCAGTTGCTACAAGCGTTGGTGCACTAGCAGGTACATCAAACACCACTTCATATATTGAAAGTGGAGCAGGTATTAAAGAAGGTGGTAAAACAGGACTCACTGCAGTTGTTGTTGCTATCTTGTTTGGTGCTTGTTTATTCCTGGCACCACTAGCACAAAGCATTCCTGCTTATGCTACAGCGCCAGCACTTATCTTTATTGCTACATACTTCTTACGCAACATTGCAGACATTGACTGGGATGATGTGACTGAGTATGCTCCAGCAGTATTGGCGGCAGTACTAATGCCACTAACGTTCAGCATTGCACACGGCATTGCTATTGGTTTTATTGCTTATGCAGTAATTAAAGCAGCAAGTGGACGTATGGATGACTTGAACAAAGGTAGCCTTGCTATTGCAGCAATTAGCGTAATTTATTTTATCGCTGTTTAAATTAAATGCCGGCCTTTCGGGGCCGGCAATTCTATTTAAGGAAACACATGGAACTTACTTTACAAGTAAAAAAATTTAGCAAAAGACCCAATCATCTACCTGGAGAGGGCGGCGCCCTAAACGCAGGATACACACCAGTTGATGCACTAGCAAAAGTTTCAAATGTATTGGGTCAACATGGATTAGAATATGGAAAAGATTTTAACTGGAAATCGTTTGAATATTCTACTGAATCACCAATATATCAACCAAGTTTAGTATTGACATTTGTCAATCATGATGTTATGCTTAGTGCAAAGTTAGCAATAGAAAGTATGAAATGAATAAACAATATTATACATACAACGATTTACACGATACCGCCTTAGATATTGTATTACAGATGTACAAAGATAACTGGCAGCCAGATTATATTGTAGGCATTAATAGAGGAGGCTTGCCGCTAGCTTTACGCATTAGTCACTTAACAAATGTACGCATGTATACACTGGATGTATGTTTACGTGATGGCGGAGATATAGGTCCAGAAAGCAATTGTTGGATGGCAGAAGATGCATTTGGTTATGTATATGAGCCTGACCGAGACGATGTGTTTGGTAAAGCAACTAGTGATTCTGCAGAGAAAAAGAAAATACTGATTGTAGATGATATCAACGACACAGGTGCTACTTTTAATTGGATCAAACAAGATTGGCAAAGCGGTTGCTTGCCTGATCATCCAAATTGGGACACTGTATGGGGTCAAAATGTTCGCTTTGCTACAATGTTTGAAAAAACACACACCGAGTTTGACGGTGTAAATTATAACTGGAAAACAGTGGACACAAGCGATGGTGATCCGTGGATTGTTTTTCCTTGGGAGTATGACAAGTAATGTGGATATTAGTAGTATTGAGTACAATTTATGGTAGTGACGAAGTTCGACTTACTTACTACGATGCATACCAAACTGAAAATAAGTGTGCAATTGAACGTGCAGTTCTTGAAGCAACATTTACTGAAGGTGAACAGGCAGTATGTGTTAAGCATAGGAGCACAAAATGAGTTTTGAATGGAATAGAATTCATAAATGGGAAGATAACATAGAGCGTGATGTTACAGACGCTGTTTATGAATATGTTAGAGACTATTATGATGTAGATGAAATCGAAGACCTTACTGAAGAACAAATTGATGAAGTAAGATCATTCAGTGATGAACATAATGAATACAGCCCTATGCAAATTGGGTTCAGTAACTTGTTTAATGAATGGGAAGACCTTCAGTGGGAAAAGGAACAAGACAATGACTAAAAAGATTTATATTCGTGGTAGCAACTACGGCGGTGAAATGACAATTGGTACAATAACACCTGAGTTTGTTACATACTGGCAAGGACGTGATGAAAATGAACTTATCGAACATCTTCAGGCACTAGAAGATTGGCAAGACGACGACGAAGGTATTGATCCAGACAGTCCTGACATTTTAGAAGATATGGAATACTATAACAGTTGGTATGAAATTGATGACATTCATCACCAAACAGCTAGTAACGGACTTGAATTAATGGCGTTTGAACTTGACGAAGATAACGAAATTGATTGGGACAAACATGTTGACTTTGATCCATATCAACTTTACTCACGTGAATGCTATACGCAAGATGAACCTCAAGACGAAGAAGAGGAAGATAACAGTGTTCCTGTGCTGATGTTTTATAGTGCAGAAAAGGGCGAGTTTGGCGGCTGGATTATTGAACTAGAAGATGGCGAAGAATTTGATCCTAAACAAGTTGCTGTTGCTAGTGTAGAAACAGACCACGGCGAAATGATAGAACGTCTATGGTACAAAAAAGAAGAATATGAACAAGACTATGACTTTGTAGACAGTCGTGGCAAAGGTTATTATGCACAAGTAGCATGGTTTAACAAGCGTTGGGAAGATCCTCATTTAGAAGATGACAGCGACGAATGGGAAGAACTATGGTCATACTACGATGAACATTTAGAGGAAGAAACAGTTGACAACTAAAGAACCATACCGTAAACTAAGTGATAATAATTGGGTCGTTACTGTACAAGAAAACGGTAAAGACAAAGAACTATATATTGAACTGCCTCCAGAAATGCTCAACCAAGTTGGTTGGGATGATGGCGATACACTAATATGGGAAGAAATAACTCCTGGTGCATGGCAGATAAAAAAGAAAGAAGAAGATGAAACTTAGATATAGCGAAGCATTTTATAGTGTACAAGGCGAGGGTAAATACGTAGGAGTACCAAGTGTATTTCTACGTACATTCGGTTGTAACTTTCGTTGTATGAACTTTGGTGTTGATAAAAGTGTAGGTGATCGCTGGAAACAACATGCAGAAGGCAATCGTTACAATGCAGAAGTAAAAGCATTATTAGATGATGGTATTGTAGAAAAAACAGAAAAGTTTGAAGACTTGCCTATTGTACATACAGGATGTGATACATACGCAAGTATCTATCCAGAGTTTAAAGACTTTAATAAACTTGCAACAGTTGACGAAGTTGTAGAACACTTGCTTAGTTTGTTGCCAGAAGGCAAATGGACTATGGATAATGGACAGGATGTACACTTAATACTTACAGGCGGCGAGCCACTACTTGCTTGGCAACGGTTGTATGTCGATCTGTTTGAACACCCAGGTATGCAGGACTTAAAGAATGTTACAATTGAAACAAACACTACACAACAGTTACACAACGACTTCTACAATTATCTCAACAACAATGACAGAATTAAAGTTACTTTTTCGTGTTCCCCAAAACTCTCCGTTTCAGGCGAGTCTTGGAGTGATGCTATCAAGCCTGATGTTGCTAGTGAGTATTCCTGCGTGGATGGCGCTGATATGTACTTTAAGTTTGTTGTTGCTGATCAAGACGATGTTGATGAAGTCGGTAGAGCAGTTGATGCCTATCGCGAAGCAGGTGTGGACGTTCCTGTATATCTCATGCCGCTTGGGGGTAGGTCGGAAGAATACACTCTCAACGTACAAGAGGTGGCGAACCTCTGTATGGAACGAGGCTGGAGGTTCTCCCCTAGACTACACATCAGCTTATTCGGAAATGCCTGGGGAACTTAAAGAAGTTGCCAAGTACAACAAAGGCATACACACCGAAGAGCAATACGAAAAGATAAGGAAGCAATTATGAAACAATGGTTAAAAAACATAACAGGTATTGCTGCTAAAGAAAAAGAACTAGAAGAAAAAGAACTAGCAGTACTAGATAAAACTGATCCTAAGGCTGCTGCTACTAAACGTGGTGAGCCTTGGGTAAACGTGTTAGATATGCAAGTAAATGAAGAAAACATTCGCAACGGGTTTTTTGAACTAGATTGGAATGATTATTTTATTAAAGAATTACTTGCGGCAGGATATGGCAGCGAAGGTGACGAAGATGAACAAATTGTCGATCGTTGGTTCAAAGATATTATTTTTAACATGTTACAAGAAGAAGGACTTGACACAAACAGAAATGCCGGTTATATTAATGTTGTACCAATAGAAAAAGGCAAAAGTGAAGTATCATGACTTATATCCTAATTGACACTGCTAACACATTTTTCCGTGCTCGACACGTTGTACGTGGCGACATTGATACTAAGGTTGGCATGGCAATGCACATTACCTTGAACAGTATTAAAAAAGCGTGGCAAGACTTTGACGGGTCTCACGTTGTTTTCTGCTTAGAAGGACGCAGTTGGCGTAAAGACTTTTACGAGCCGTACAAGCGCAACCGTAAAGAACATCGCGATGCAATGAGTCCACGTGAAGCAGAAGAAGATAAAGTGTTTTGGGAAATCTTTGATGAGTTCAAAGAGTTTGTTACAGACAAGACTAATTGTACTGTATTACAAAATCCTGTGCTAGAAGCAGATGACTTGATTGCTGGCTGGATACAAAATCATCCAGATGATGATCATGTAATTATTAGTACAGATGGCGACTTTGCACAACTTATCGCTCCTAATGTACGTCAGTACAACGGGGTAAGTAATACTACTATTACTCATGAAGGATATTTTGATGACAAAGGCAAGCCCGTGTGCGATAAGAAGACAGGAGAGCCGAAGCCTGCTCCTGAACCCCAGTACATGCTTTTTGAGAAGTGTATGCGTGGTGACACTAGCGACAATGTTTTTAGTGCCTACCCTGGTGTGCGCAAGAAAGGCACAAAGAACAAAGTAGGTTTGTTAGAAGCATTTGCCGATAAAGATAACAAAGGCTACAACTGGAATAACATGATGCTACAACGTTGGGTAGATCATGAAGGTACAGAGCATCGTGTGTTAGATGATTATACACGTAATGTTACACTGTGTGATTTGACCGCACAGCCTGAGCACATTAGACAAGAAATAAATAATACTATCAGTTCAGCAGAAAATAAGAATATTTCACAAGTTGGTATGAGACTAATGAAGTTTTGTGCTCGTTGGGATCTTCAACGTGTTGCAGATAATGCTGCACAATATGCTGAACCATTACAAGCGAGGTATAAATGACTTTTAAAGCAAAACCGGTATTACAAGATAAATTTTGGATTGTTGAGCAGGAAGGTGTAAAAATCGGCACACTTAGCAAAAATGAAGAAGGATTTACTTTAACCAGTGCTGGAAAAATAAATCTTTTTAAAACAGAAAGACAACTTAAAAAAACATATGGCAGTAACTTCTTAGTAGCAAATATTAAAACGCAAGAAGGTGATACTTCAAAAGATGTTCATGGCTATCCTACCAGAACTATTCCATATAATAGCATGTACGATATTCAACGTAAACTGCCACTGTTTACCAAAAGTGAAAAATCTAAAAGTGTATATTGTGCTGGATATTATCTAATTAAATTCAATGTAAATTGGCTTAAAAGTTATTGCCCTAAACTAATTACTGTTGAACGCAATGATTATATGGGTCCATATAAAACAGAACTAGAAATGAAATTGGCTTTAAGCAATGTCAACAGATCCGATTAATACAATGCCTATTCAGCAACTAATACAAATGGTAAAGGTTGCTGAACAAAGTAGGGCTAAAGAAGTTAGACTAGACATAAATCAAGCAAAAACTCTTGCATTTACACTTGGAGAAGTAATGGCAAGATTACATGGCGATTTAGAAGAAATACTAGATAAAAAGATTGAAAAGCTAAATCAAGACCAAGTTATTGAGATTAATATGGACTCAGGCGGCTGGTAAAAAAGATAAATATATGCGTAGTTTATATTAAAGGAAACGCATATGAGTAGACCTAAGCCTACTGTCAAATTAGAATTCACTAATAAAGTTACATACAAGTGCGAACAAGTTCTTGATGCGGAGGCTATCTGGGCTGTTTTCTATCAAGATAAACCTTTTAATTTAAAAAGCAGTAATAGTTTAACAGGATATCCTGGACCTAAATATAAAAAAACCAGTTTTAGTAATCCAGGACATGCACACAATTTAGCTAAAAAATTAAATGATATGTTCAATACAGATGAGTTTGCTGTTTTTAAATTGACAGCAGGTGAAAAATTGGATCCATGAATAAGGTAACTTATACAAAACTATTTCTCAAAGAATTAGGAAAAAGTTATAACGATTTAAGTGTTAAAGAGCATATGCCGCTTTGGTGGTATAATACAAGGCAAAAAGATGTAGGCGGACTTAGACTTACAGATGACGGGTTTGACGTTATAAACAAAATTGAACTACAAACATATGACATTCCATATCCACGTGATATGCCTATGACCACACAGGTAATAATATTTTTAGACAAGTTTATTGATTGTCCTTATTATCTTACAAACAGAAGTATTACGGTTACAAATGAACGCAAAGCAGTTGAACTTGGGTTGTTTAGCGGAGATTTGCGTAAATATGGTTTAACAAAAGCTATGTCAAGGTCAAAGAAGGATGAGGATTGATTTACACGGATATCACATTCACACTGCTTGGCAACACTTTAACAGTAGAATAACCGAGGCATATTTTGCTGGACACAAAAAATGTACAGTAATTACTGGACAAGGTGCTATGATGCGTGAGTTTGAAACTTGGGCAAGGAATCATCCACGTATAAAAGAATGCAAACAAACACCAAATAATCCTGGAAGTTTTAGTGTAAAATTGAATAAAAAAGGTTGACATACTGTTTTTTATGTTCTATATTAGTATTAAATTAAATAGGCACAAAAGGCAAAAAGATGAAACGTTTAGTATTAGCACTAGCATTAGTAGGATCAACAGCACACGCAGATCCAGGATATCTCAATCAAGCAGGTTGTCATTATGGTACAACAGACGGTTGGCGTGGTATGTGGCATTGTCATCATATGGCTCGTTCTTATTATACAGATCGCGGCCTACAAACTGATCCACCTGTAGTAGGTGATCCTGTACACGACCGTATCAATAATCGTCAGCCAAACTACAACAATCATAATCATAACAATAACGATGCATTAAATGTATTGCTAGGTATTGTTCTTTTAGATGCACTTTTATCAAAATAATGGTTGACAATCGGTAAAACATATATTATATTATATGTATAGGGCAACAAGACAAAGAGGGTTACAAAATGTCTTACACTTATGACGATACAATTATTTCCGATCTACACAAGGATGCGTATGGTTTTCGTCCATCGCAGCGTTTCTTTAACGATTGGTCAGAGTATACACCTGCTGAGAAGCAAGAGTGTTGGGACTTTTTGATTGATGCAATGAAAGCGTCTCAAGCACAAGAGGAGGCTGCTGAAGCAGCTAATCTTGTAGAGTTCCGCAAGCAGGTTGCAGCAACTATGCGTTTTTGCGATTGCAACTGGAAAAAAGCAGTACAGTTTCTTGCAGATGCAGAAGGCGACGATATTGATTGTAATCAAGACTTTGATTACTTTCTGTGGAAGCAAGGCATTGGTTACAACGACCGTGCAAAAATCCGTAAACTTTATAAGGAATCATAATCATGATGAATACACAATGTCCTAAGTGCTACAGCGACAAGCCGTTGGGTGCTACACACTGTCCGCAATGTACACAACGTGTTACAAGCGGAGATGTTGTTAAAAACGAAGTAATGGGTATTTTTTGGATGATTGTAATTGGTGCAATTATTTGGAATCTTATTACTTGACAAAGTAAAAAAAGTATACTACACTAAGACATAGGCACTGATTAGAAAAGGAATACAAAATGTCAGACGTAATTCGCACAGTATCACCCAACAAAGCAAAAAACGCACTGCGTCACGCTATGCTAAAAAAGCGTCCAGTGTTTTTGTGGGGTCCTCCCGGCATCGGCAAAAGTGACATCGTTGCACAAATTACCGATAGCCTAAGTAATTCACTACTAATTGATATTCGGTTGAGCCTTTGGGATCCAACTGATATTAAAGGCATTCCATATTTTGACAGCAAAAATGTTAAAATGACATGGGGTGCTCCAGCAGAACTGCCAGACGAAGAACTGGCAGCACAATACGACAATATTGTTGTATTTTTTGACGAAATGAACTCAGCTGCTCCTGCTGTACAAGCAGCAGCGTATCAGTTGATTTTGAATCGTCGTGTCGGGCAATACAAACTGCCAGACAATGTTATCATCGTTGCTGCGGGTAACCGTGAAGCAGATAAAGGCGTTACATATCGTATGCCATCGCCACTTGCCAATCGCTTTGTTCACATTGAATTGGCTGTCGACTTTGACGATTGGTTCCAGTGGGCCGTTGATAACAACATTCACAAGGACGTGGTTGGTTACTTGACTTTCTCTAAGAAAGACTTGTACGACTTTGATCCTAAGTCAGCAAGCCGTTCATTTGCAACTCCACGTAGTTGGTCATTTGTAAGTGAATTGCTTGATGACGGACTTGACGAAAATACCACTACTGACTTGGTTGCAGGTTCTGTAGGCGAAGGTTTAGGCGTCAAGTTTATGGCACACCGCAAGGTAGCAGCAAGTATGCCTAACCCAACTGATATTCTTGCAGGCAAAGTAAAAGAAATGAGCACGTCAGAAATCAGTGCCATGTATTCGCTGACTGTTAGTCTTTGCTATGAACTAAAAGAAGCATCAGATAAAAATGACAAAAAGTTTGATGATAAAGTCAATAACTTCCTACGCTTTGCAATGGATAACTTTGACACAGAACTGGTTGTTATGGGCATTAAACTTGCGCTAACACAGTATGCGCTGCCAATTGATCCAGACGAAGTGGAATGCTTTGACGAGTTCCACAACCGTTATGGTAAGTACATCAAAGCAGCACAAGCGGTGTAATTTGAGTGAAAATGGGTGGCTTAGGCTGCCCATTTTTTCTTTATGGGGTTGACATAATTATTAAATATGTTATAGTAATACTAGGCACTGATAAAGAGGTACAATATGTCCACTAAAGATACATCAAGTAAATTAAAAAATTGGGAACCAAACCCGGATCTAACTGAAACAGAACTAGACGAAATGCGTAAAGATGTGCTAGATCGCATCATTATTGCACGAGTAGGTTTGCTACTACGTCATCCGTTTTTTGGTAATATGGCAACACGTTTGCGTATTCAATGTGCAGACGAATGGTGCCCTACAGCCGCAGTAGACGGACGTAATTTGTACTTTAACACACAATTTTTTAATGCAATGAATAACAAAGAAATTGAATTTGTTATTGCACACGAAATACTACATTGTGTATTCGATCATTTGGGTCGTAGAGATGAACGCAATCCAATGCTGTATAATATTGCTGCTGACTATATTGTAAACAATTTGCTTGTACGTGATCGCATTGGTGAAAAGCCAAGCATTGTAGATTGCTATCAAGACTTCAAATACGAAGGTTGGACCAGTGAAGAAGTATACGATGAATTGTTCAAAGAAGCAGAAAAGAATGGACAAGAGTTTTTAGAGCAACTAGGAGAAATGCTAGACGAGCATTTGGATTTAGAAGGCGACGGCACCGAAGAAGATAACAAAGATGGTAAAGGTCGTCCTAAGTATAGCAAAGCCGAAATGGATCAAATCAAAGACGAAATCAAAGAAGCTATGATCCAAGCAGCACAAACAGCAGGTGCAGGAAATACACCAGCAGGTATTCAACGTCTTATTAAACAACTAACTGAACCTAAAATGAACTGGCGTGAGTTGCTACGTCAGCAGATTCAAAGTACTATTAAAAGTGACTACACATTTGCTCGCCCGTCACGCAAAGGCTGGCACACAGGTGCAATTCTTCCGGGTATGAACTTTCAAGATACAATTGATATTTGTATTACACTTGATATGAGCGGCTCAATTGGAGATGCACAAGCAAAAGACTTTTTAGGTGAAATTCAAGGCATTATGGATGAATACAAAGACTACAAAATTAAATTATGGTGCTTTGATACTGATGTTTACAACGAGCAAGACTTTAGTGCAGATGACGGAGATGCACTTACAGATTATGAAATCCTAGGCGGCGGTGGCACTGACTTTATGGTGAACTGGCAGTACATGAAAGATAACGACATTCAACCTAAAAAGTTCATTATGTTCACAGACGGGTATGCTTGGGACAGTTGGGGTGACCCAGATTGGTGTGAAACAATCTTTATTATCCATAGTAACCACAATAAAAACCTTGAAGCACCATTTGGCATTACAGCCCACTATGAGGAGGCTGCGTGAAACTAAAAGATCCAAATCCACTAGATGTTTTAGATCTAAGGAGGGTAAATTTTTGCCCTCCTCATTTTAGTACAGTAGAAGTTTCTAGAAAGTACAATATAGATAGAGCAATCTGCGATTGGATTGAAGATAATTTAAGTGGAAGATATTTTTTTGGACATTCAGTAGGCTTTGATAAAATGAATAATCTAACACAATCAAATGTAGTGGGATTTGAACAAGAAAAAGAAATGAGTTTTTTTGTTCTTGCTTGTCCACATTTGAAATACAATTAAAATAGTCATTATAAGTAATATACAAGGAGTTTTAAAATGACAGAAAACACACAAACAAATCAAAACGAATTAAACATTCAAGATTTGGCACTAGCACGGGCTGTGATTGAACTTGCAACTGAACGTGGTACGTTTAAAGCAAACGAGATTGCTAGTGTAGGTGCTTTATATAATAAACTTGATGCTTTCTTAAAAGAAGTTGAAGCACAAGCAAAGGCAGCACAAGAAGGTGCAGCCGCAGCACAAGCAGCACCGGCATCAGCACCGGCGCCAGCAATGGAGGAAACCAATGGCTCTTAAACATGTAGGCAGAATTGCCAGTAATAGAAGAAAAGTAATTGTAGCATATCGTGTTATTCCAGGCGATCCAGATAACTGCTTGGTAGTACAAACTGAAAATCTTTCAGCAGACGAACACGACTCGTTGATCAAAGCAGTAGAATCAGCTGCTGGTCAACAGGCATACGAATTTGCAGAAGCAATGTCACGAAATGTATTGCCAGAC